CTCTTAGAGTGGATGAAGGCATTTGAAAAAGTGCGTAAATTCTACGGGAGTGAGTTCGCGATTCTCCTTGCGGGGAGACAAGCTTTGGGTGGCTTAGCCAAATTCATGAATGAATTTTGGGAAGAAATTGAATGTTTAGTAGGTATCAACCCAATGTCAGCTGACTGGAAGGAGTTCCATGATCACTTGACAGGCTACAGCAACACCAACATGATTGCAGGAGATTTCTCAGGCTTCGACACGACAATGGCTGCTCAAATTACAGGAGCAGCCTCGCAGATTATTGTCGAGATGTATACCGAAGCTGGTGCTAGCGAAGATGAACTTCAAATGGTTCGCGGAGCTCTTTCAGATATTATTCACCCTAATGTGATTTTCGAAGGAGATGTTTACCGCTTTGCCAATGGAAACCCATCTGGTAACTTGATTACGGTTCAGCTGAACAGTATGTGCAATTCGATTATGATGCGCTATGTTTATTATGCTATGAACCCCTCTGTCAAGGAACCATTTGCTAGCAATGTGAGATTGTGTACGTATGGAGATGACAATGCGATGTCGGTGAAACATCATTGTCGTTGGTTCAACCATACCTCTTGCCAGGAGGAATTTGCTCGCCTAGATATCGGATACACTATGGCCGATAAGGGAGCAGAGTCCGTACCATACATTCCCATCAGTGAAATTTCATTTTTGAAGAGGCACTTCGTGCAACATGAGACCTTAGGGACCATAGTTGCGCCTGTTGAAGAAGCCTCAATTTTGAAGAAATTCCACTATGTGAAGAAACCTGGTGAATGTCCTTTGAGTGCTGCAGAGCAATTTGGAGCGTACACGGATGGAGCCTTTCGCGAGGCATACCTCCATGGACGCGATTATTACCTCGACTTTCAGTCTAAGATTCTGAACATTGTTTCATTGAATCCTGAATTAGAGGAGCAAGTTGCTGTTATTCCTTATGAAGAGATGACGGAAGTGTTACGAGGCGATTACGAACGGAAAGCCTTTCACGATCCGAAAAATCTCTTTGCAGAAAGCTTAGGAGTGGATAGAGAAGAGCTCATCGGAGGGATGAGCCAGTTCGGTGAAGAACTATAAAAGTCACCATTTTGCGCCATTTCGACCAACCCGCATTGCGCTAACCTACGGGGAACGGGTGGGCATCCTTATTGATTACGGCTCTCTTGATTTCGTCAAGTCAGAGAGTACGCTTGGGGATTGCAGTATTATTGACACATGTGTGCTGTGGATTGATCCTTCCACAGTACTCTTAGAAAATCATCGGATTACTTTCAATTATAATTTATACAACAAACTTTATTACAAATTTTATATGTTTATGTCAACTTTTTTAGGAACGCTAACTTTTAGCGTTACCTGCTTGTACAGTTTTTATTTATCAATTTATTATGCATGTTATATAGAGGAGACTTTGTCTCTGGCTTCAGCAGTTAGAGCTGGAGCAGTGAAGGTGGCAGGTATCTCTAGGGAGAGATATTTGCAGAGATTGACGTGGCTCAAAGAAGCTACACGATTTTCAATCTTGTTTAAGCGCGATGACCGCCAAAAGTCATCATTTGTTCGTATTTCCAACACACTGGAAAATTTGAAACTGGACTGCTCGAATGGTAGGATTAGACCTCAACCATTCTGTGTTATTTTAGGCGGTCCGCCAGGTTGTGGAAAAACTGGTACAGCGATGAAACTCGCTGCGGCATTCATGAAAGAACGCTACGGAACATTTAAAGCCGGAGACGTTGTAACATTGAATGAGACCGATGAATACCAGTCGGAGTATCGAACAAACCATCGAGTTGTGATTTTCGATGATGTAGGAGCAGAACGCCCTACCGCTGAGGGCACCAATAATCCTTGGCGTAAAATCATCGATTTTGTAAATAATGTTCGCAAGACAGCGCTCAATCCCAATGTTGAATTAAAAGGGAATGTATATATAGAGCCAGAACTTGTGATCGTCACAACAAATTTACCACCCAATCTTGGGACATCATCTTGGATGGCGTGCCCGGAAGCAATTTTCCGACGCATATCCCTGATGTTGTACATAAGTCCTTATGATAAAGTGGTGGAGATACACATGAATCGAAGAAAACAAATCGATTGTAGCACAGGTGGTGCTCTATCGACTGGGTTGTACCCAGATTATTCTTCACAAAACATGCAGGAGTGGTTGCGTACACTAGGAAACACGCATCCCAATCCTAGCAATCGGAGAGGCACTGGAACACCAATATTTCCAATGAACTTTCTGCCGCTGGAGGATCAAATTCCCAGCTATTGTAAGAGATTCATGGATCATATGGTGCAGCAAGAAGCTTATGTTGAGCGTATGAATTCGCTCTTGGAAGATGAGTCAGTTTTAAAAACTCCTTTCCAATGCTTTGTAGAGGATCAAATTTATCCTCTTTTGCCACAAAAGCTAGCCTTGCCTCCAAAGATTGAAGCACGACTACCATGGTACCAACGCCTGTACCGGAAGTTTTGCATCGAATATCAAGGAGCCATTTGCCAAGCATCAATGTTCGAATCCCATTCACGCTCAACGCAAGAGCGACATGATTTAAAATGGGATCTGCTTAGGCAGACGTTCGACCAAATGAATTTTGATTATTTTGTTCATTTTATGTGTCTTACAGATCGATACTTGCCCACAGACTTCGGATTCATTTCTGAAGAGGGTTTGAAATTGGTGCACCCGCTGCGGTTACATCGTGCTGCCACAGCGGAAGAAATTAATGAAGCACACTTCACGGATGAAAGTTTTTTCACGGTGGTAGAGTTGGAGCAATACAATATGGAGCTTCAATCTCAACATCACCATGATATATTCGATATTCTAACTAGATCATATGCTACAAGAGATACTAGCGTTTCGTCCTCTGAGGGATTTTTCCCTCCGATAGAGAGAGCGACTCCAATAGGTGAAGATGAATTTGAATTAGTTCATTCTGAGACCATTGATATTGATAAGATAGATGTGCCCGAATTACGAAAACAACTATTACCTCATCTTGTTAAATACAATAGAGCCCGTCCTTTGATGCGGATGTCAGGAGACATACCGCCACACACCAGTGCCTACTTAACATTTCATATGTTACGTATGGCATTTTTCCAAGGTGCCAAATCGATGAATTTTGATTACATTGTCGATGGATTAACCCCCGATGGGTTTTTTGTGATGGATGGCGTTCATGTATTTGTAGAGTCCAAGACTCAGATGTGTCCTCGCGATCAAGTGAGAGACTATCTTAGAGCATGCCCACGTCCGAATGCGTTGGGTGTCGGTATTAATTACCGTGGTTTTACTCTATACAAGAAAGGGGAAGTTTCCCAAAGCGTGGCTACGAAAGTCATACAATGCTGTAATTCTGTCTTTTTGTTTATGCGACAGGATTTTTTGAACAAGCATATTGAATTTCCGATTGCCCCTTATATGGGATTTGATCCGAAGTTGAAGCCGCCACGAAAGATGTACGCGGTTATCGACGAAACGTGGTAACGTTTTAAAACATATACATGTGCCTGGAGAGGGAAGAATACTCATGTACCTGGAGAGGATAGAATACTCATGCAAGTTGGGAACAAGCCCAG